GACTTCCGCCATGGACCCGTACAGCCAACGGCGGTGCTCAAAAGGAAGGCGGCCCACGAGATCGCGCAGGTGCGACATGCTGCGCTCCGCCTTGAGCCAGTACTCGCTGCCGAGCTGGTCGACCTCGACACTGATTTGGCGACTTTCTTTCATCTCAACCCTCCTTTCGACCGTAGACGCGCATGTTGGCCTCCTGCTCGGGGGTCAGCTTGCGCTTAGCCACCTTGGGCGCCTGTTCGGCGACGGTGGGCGCGGTTTCGGGGGTGTCGACGGCGTTTTCGGCCGGTACTTCGGGCGTTTCAGGGTCGTTTTCGTTGCTCATTGCAGTCCTCAGACGTGTTGAATGCCACGGGGGTCTTCGACGACAGCTTGGACGCTCTCATCGACAATGATCCGGAACTCGCGGCCGTGGATTTTCATGCGAGTACCGGTGTTTGCGCGGGTGACGATGAAGTCGCCCTCCTTGCAACTGGGGCCGTGCGGGAACCGCTTGGTGTCCTGGAAGGCGTCGGGGCCCATCGACACCACGAACAGCACCGGCGAGAGGATTTCCTCGTGGTGCATGGTGACGTCGGCCTTGACGATGCCGCCTTCGAACGATTTCTCGGCCTCCGGCAGCAGGCACAGCAGGTGGTACGTCTTGGGCTGAGGCAGCTGTTTGGCCTTCTCAGCTGCAGCGGCGGGCAGTGCCGACACGGGTCCCTTGGGGTCAAGGGTCTGGGCGATCAGAAAGTCAGTCATCGTGGTCTTGTTCCTGGGAACGCAGGGCTTCGGTTTCGGACAGTGCGAGGTCGAGCCCGCGTAGCACTCCGCACTGTGTTTTGTACTCGTCGTAGGTGAGGTTGCCCTTGATGATCGCCTCCGCGTACGCGGCACGCGTTTCCTCAAGCTCCTTCACCAGCAGGTCCAGACGGCTTCGCATTGGGTTTCTCCTTCGCTTTTTCTTCCTGTGCCTGGCGTGCCAAGGCCGCGTCGCGCGCGCCAGCGATGCCGTCGAGCTCGTGTTGGAACAGGGCCTGCTGCTGACTGCGCTCCTGCGCGCGGATGGCGCGCTGCTCGTCGGCCTGCGCCTTGGACTCGCCGATCTGGTTGCGCGCGAAGTCCGCCTCAAGCTGCTGACGCAGCTGGGTGGCCTGGCTGCGGTCCTCGGCCTGCAGCTCGGGCTCCTGGGCCCGGCCCATGACGCCGGCGCGCTGGGCGTCGATGACCAGTTTCTTCTCTTCCAGCTCGGCGTCCACCTGGTCCTTGATGACCTTGCGCTGGAGCTCGCCGGCCTTGAGCTGCACTTCCTTCTCGCGCAGCTGCTGCACCGGGTCCTGAGCCACTTGCTGGGCTTTTTGCTGCGCCGCGGCTTGCTGACTGGCCTGGAGCACCTGCTGGCTGGCTTGAGCCACCAGCGCGGAGACCTGCACCTCGGTCTGCTCGTCCATCTCGGCGTCGGGCTGGGGCAGCGGCACCCCCAGCTGCTGCTCGATCTGCGCGCGATACTGGAAGGCCAAGTGCTCGGCAACGTGCGCCATCACCGCGCCCTGCATTTGCTGCGCCATGGGCGACTGGCCCAACTGGGCCTGCAGCATGGGGTCCTGCAGGAACGCCATGTGTGCCTGCAGGTGTGCCTGGTGGTTCTGATAGATGAACGCCTTGGCCGGACGCCCCGTCAGGAAGCCCATGTTCTCGCTGATCGGGTCCCGCGGCTTCTGGTCGTCGGCCATGGGCACCAGCTTGTCGGCGTTCTTGACCCCCATGATGTCCAGCATCTGGCGGTGCAGCGCGGGCAGGTCGTAAATCTGCGGCGCCTTCTCGGCCATCTGGAAGACCGCCTGCATCTGCACAACCCGCTGCGCCATCGTGGCACTGTTGGGGTCGCTCACCGGGATCACGTCCACGATGGCGAAGTCCTCGCGCTTGCGCTCCGGGCCGCTCTTGTCCGGCATGTAGGAGTAGACCGAGCCATCCTGCTGCTCGAACAGCGCCTTGAGCAGCTTGAACTCCCGCTTCATCGCCGCGTGGACCCGGGCCTGCACCGCCGACATCGTCTTGAGCTGCTGCTCCAGGATGGCCAGCGTGGTGCCCACTGGCGCCTGAGCCGACATATCGCTGATCTTGAGGTCTGCCACAGCACCCAGCCTGCGGCCTTCCTCCGTGATGCGCTCCAGCAGCCCGGCCAGCACCGAGGAGGGTTCCTTGTACGGCAGCGGGACGATGTTGTCCTTGAGCACGCCACTGGTGACGTCCGCGTCGCGCCACTCGCCGGGCTCGATCGGCGTGCTGTCGCCCTTGATCCGCAGCCCCCGGGTCTTCAGGCCACCTGGCAGGTTGCTCAGGGTGCCCGCATCGACCAGTTGGCGGATGATGCTGGTGCCTGCCCGCGCGTAGCCACCCACCAGGTGGATGAGCCCCAGGCCGTAGAACCCGAAACCCGGGATGTAGGTGTACTGCACGAAGTGCTGCACCTTGGCCCGCAGGGGGTCGTTTTCCCGCCAGTTGCGGCGTATGGCCAGCGTTATGTGCGTGCCACGCTCAATCGACACCAGGTACGGCAGCGCGGGTTTGTCTTCGTCGTCGCCCGGCAGGTGCAAGTGCACCTGCATCTCCAGCACGTGGTACCGGTTGTCCTCGATGAGCTGGAACCCCTGCTCCTTGGCCTTTTTCTCGTCGATGGCGTCCACGCCAAGCAGCTGCACCGGGTCTCCCAGGTCCACTGTGCGGTAGAACCCCGAGGCCATGGCCTTGTCCATGTCGATCACCGGCATGCGCAGCACATGCGTGACGCGCTCGGCATTCTCCAGCGTACTGGCGCCGTATGGCACCACCAGGTCTTCAGCCGACACGAACACCGACGTCGGCCGCCCCAGCGCCTCGTCGAAGAACACCTTCTTGAACGCCGCCCCCTGCAGCCCCAGGCTGTAGAGCAGGCGCTCGTGCTCCGAGCGGTACTCCGTCATCACCTCGGTGAGCTGGTAGTTCATCTCGGCCTGCACGCGCTGCGCGGCCTCTTCCTTGAGCCGGTCGATGGCCCCCACGATCTTGGTCTTGACCGGGCCGGCGGCCGGGAACGTCGCCGTGATGCTCTCGGCCTGGAACCGGGTGGCCGCCTCGCTGAGCACCGTGCTGTACACCCCACAGGCATCCTGCCAGGGCTGTGTGCGCTTCTCGTACTTCAGGCCCAGCGCTTCCAGACCATCGACGATGGTGCGCGTCCACTCGTCGCGCGAGCGCATGTCCGTCTCGAACATCTCGTGCAGATCGCCGGCGATCTTCGCCATCGTGTCTTCGCTGAGCAGCTCCGCCAGGTTCGCCCCGTGAGGCGCGGTCTGGATCGCCTGGGCCTCTTTCTCAGCCGTTGTCAGGTTGCTGTCAGCAAAAATGATCTCCACGCTGCCGTCAGACAGCTCGGTGACGGTATCCTCCAGCACGGACGGGGCGTCCAGTTGAACCTCAACGTCGCCTTCCTGCATCGCCTGCAGGTCCGGCAAGCCCAGCGGAGCCGGGGAAATGGATTTGTCGATCATGTGTCCGCTCCGTACAAGCCACGCTTGTGCAACTCGTTGTTGATTGCCGTGGCTATCGCGCCGGCCGGATAGCATACCTCTTCCTCGTCGAAGGCCAAAGCCCGGCCGTCCCAGTCGCACTTGACCCGCTTGGCGAAGGCAAACCCCGCGTGCACGCTCTCGTGCACCACGTGCTCGGTGCACAGGTCCGCTCCGGATAGCCCCATGACGGCGAAATAGCGCTTGTCCACCTCGACGAATGCGTACTCCAGCGAGCCGTCGCGCGCCCACTTCTCGTGCGTCACCACCAGCGGGTTGACGAACCCGCGAACGTCTCCGACGTCGTTCCCCTCCACAAGTTGCGGACTCAGCGTGTCCTGGCCGAGCATGTGGAATGCGTTGTACGCCATGGTTCGGGAGTCCTTGAACACCAGCACCTTGAGCGCCAGGCGGGAGCCCTCGCGCGGGCGGATGTCGAACTCAGCCAGGATGTCCTTGGCCTTGGGGTGCTCGCTCCAGCAGCGCGGCAGGCGTGTTGTGACTTTTTTGCGCATCAGTAGTACCCTCCACCGCGGCGCGAGCGGAACGTCGGTTCCTCCTCGGGCGCGTCATCGTCCAGTCTCAGAAACCCGCCCTGGCGGAACCGCGACCACGCCTGCACGGCGGTGTCGCAAAAGTCGTCGTGCTCCGAATTGGGAAACTCCGCGCACTCCTGGATGACCTCGTGCGCCCAGCGCAGGTCCGGGTGGTACACCAGGCCCGAGGACAAAATCGCCGACACCGCGTTCACCCGAGCACGTTTGTCGTTGGACACCAGCGCCGAGCCCCGGCTGGGGCTGTACTCCTGCACCACGATGTCCATCTGGCGCAGCTCCTGGATGAGCGGCGCGCCGGCGGCTTTCTTCTCGATCAGCAGGCAGTCAGGCTTCCACTCGCGGTACTCGGCCAGCACCCGGCGCTTGAGCTGCGGGAACTCCATGCGTGCCTTGAACGCGTTGAGCAGGATGAGCTTGTTGCGCCCGTCGCTCTCGTCAAACCAGACGCCCCAGGTGGTGCACGCCGAGTAGTCGTGGGAGTTCTTGGTCTCGTGCGCCGTGTCCCAGGACTGGATGACGAAGTTGCACGGCGGGGGGTTTTCCCCAGGCCAAACCTTCCACCACTCGCGCTTGAGCAGCGCACCCTCCTCGCTGGTCGGCTGCTGCATGTACTGCGCAGCCCAGAACTGGGGCTGCATGCCCGCCTTCTTGGCCAGGAGCTGCTCGACGGGCCACTGCTCGGGCCACAGGCTCTTGCCGGAGGGCAGGATGGCGGGGAAGCGAACTTCGTGCCATGGAATCGACCCTGGGTTCTCCTCAGCCCAGGCCAGCGCTCGGCCGATGGGGTCCTTCTTGCCCCAGCGCGTGCCGATCATTACAATGCGACCGCCGGGAGCGAGACGCTGGAGCGGGCCCACTTGAAGCCACTCGAACGCTGTGGCAAACGCCACGTCTGGATTCCCACTCAAAACCGCTTGCTCGGATACGGCATCATCGATCAGGCACAGGTGTGCCCCTCGGCCTGCAATGTTGGCCCCAACACCCACTGCCAGGTAGCTACCTCCAGCGGTTGTTGTCCAGTCGTCTGCGGCCGACTTGTCGGTAGACACGATTGTATCCGGAAACACCTCCTGGTACACCGACGAATTGATCAAATTCCTGATCTTTCGACCGAAAGCCGCCGAAAGGCTCGCCGTGTGCGTGCACATGATGATGGTGTGCTTGGGGTGGTGCCCAAGGTACCAGGCAACGTAGAGGTACGATAGCGTTTCCGACTTCCCGTGTCGCGGTGCCATGCTCACCGTCAAGCGCAGCAGTTCGCCGTTCTTCACCTGCTGGAGCAGCGGCTTCATGTGTCGGTGGTGCGGGCCTTCTTTGAACCCTTCATACACGTGCTTGCAGAACGTCAGGAAGTCGTTGCGCGCTGCCTGGGCTGTCTTTACCTTCTCAAGCTGTTCCAGCTCTTCCAGCAGCTCCAACTTCTCGGAGGCCGTCATGGTACCGAGTGCCTGCTCGACTGTGGCCCAGTCACGCATCTGCAGCCTCCGCTGCCTTGCGGCGCTTTGTCTCCCACGCTTTATACGCTGCCGCCACCCGGTCGATGCTAGGGGCAACTGCCCGAAACGCCGCAGTGATTTTGGCACGGTGCTCAGGAGACTTCGGCTTTGCGCGCAGACTTGCAGCGATCTTGGCCTTGTGCTCTGGCGTCAGCACTTGACGGGCGCGCGCCGCACGTATCTTGGCTTTGGCCTCGTCGCTGTGTCTATAGCCCTTGTTGGCCTCGACTATCTTGGCAACTACTTCAGGGTCGCGCTTTCGACCGCGTAGCGCAGCGGCGGTCTTCTCTACCGCTTCGGGGTCCCGTTTTCGACCTTTTTGCGCTTCAGACAGGCGCTTGCGTGTTTCCAGCGAAGCCGTCCAGCCACTGACACCATCGCCGCCGTCTGTCAGATTGGCTAGGGTATACCCCAAATCCCTAAAGCATTGGATCAGAAACTTCTCATGCGCAAACGCTTCCATCTCCGTTGCCCAGTAGGCCAGCAACTCGACGCGCACGCCGTGCTTCTCAGCAATGCGTTTCCAAACTATGTTGCGCCCACGAAGCTTGGCGTGCCGTTTGTCCCGCACGGTGCCTTTGCCGATGTAGAAAACGCGGCCATCATCTGCACGGACATGCGCGTAGGTGCAGAAGCTCACTTGGTTGCCTCCGATGCTGTCGGCGCGGTGTTCACCGCTTCATCGCGGATTTCCTTAGCCACCACATCTACCGTGGGCAGGACCTTGGACAGCTTTTCCCGGATGCGCGCTTCTAGCTCTTCCTCCGAAGCAGTGCGTTTAGTTACCTCAACACGCTGCGTAAAGCTCCCCACCTCCGTAACTGTCCCCAGCATCTGCAGCGCCTTGAGCCGGATGCGGGCGTCGGGGTGCTTTGTCTCCTCCAGGATTTGCGCCACCACGTAGCCGCGCAGCTCCTTGGCCTGCTCCACGAAGTCCCAGTCGTAGGCGACCAGCATACCCGTCAAATGGCGCACCGCGGCGGGCGTCTTGAGCTTGAGCAGCGCCGCGCGCTGGGCTTCTGTGGGCTGGATGCCGTTGTTCACGGCGATGAACCCTTCCCGCGCCTGCTGGGCCGCCTGGTCGACCTCGATCAGCTCGTCCACAACCCCCAAGTCTTCCATCCACTTGGCAGTGCGCTGCTGGGCAGAGATGATCTCCGCGGGCTCGGCGCGTTCCAGAGGTTGAATGTCGTCCAGGTGAATGAGGTGTTCGAGCATGGGCGTGCAGGGGTTGTCCCCGAATGGCCGCGAGTGTACACTGACACGCGTCGGAGTGGAAGCCGACCTCGAAGATGGGTTTGGGTCCCCGGTGATGTGCATGCATCCCGGGGCTTTTTTCGTGGGCGAATCTATTCACGAACCTATTCACGAACCTATTCAGGTAAAGGGCCGAATTTTACAAAATATTTTGTAAAATTTTTTACATTGATTTTACAAAATACTAATCGAAAGTGTAAAACAGTGTTTATACCCCGAGCCCTCCACAGCCACCAACTTAGGGGGTACCCCACCAGTACCCTTCCCCCACCCCGCCTCTCAGCCAGCCATAGAACCCAGCTACCCCTTGATGTAAAATGTAAACAGGTTGGAGATTGGCTCTGACCTACAACCCACTGAGGGACAGTTGTCCCCAACATCTAGGAGTTAAACATCATGGCTTCCACCATCAACACCGCCACCATCAATGCAGCAGTCACCAACGCACTGCGCACCGCAACGTCGTATGCGGTGCATATCGAAGCACTCAAGATTGCGCTCAAGGGCGTGGAGCGCAAGGACGCGCAGAGCATCATCACGCAACCCATTGCCAAGTTCTATGGCGTGGCACTGATCGAGGACGGGCAGCGCGGCCACACCTTCGACAAGGAAGCCAAGGGCTACGAAGCGGCCAAGAAGGCACGCAGCCGTCTGCTGTCGGCCGTGTACGGCGGCACCACCAGCGCCCGCACTGAGCCTGCGGTCAAGCGGTTCGACGCTCAACGTGTTGGCATGCTGCAAGACGCGATCACCGGGCTGACCAAGGCCCAGGCGCGCTCCAGTGCCTTGGCCATGTAGGCGCGCGCCTTTTCCTGAACGACTCGGGGACAGTTGTCCCTCACTTGCGGCGACGGCCGGCGTGTTGTGCGTCGGCCGTTTTGCTTTCTGCGATACAGCGCAGGCGTTGTTACGTCTTGTGCTGTGCCACTGCGCTATTCCCGCGCGGATATAGCGAGCGCGAATGTCGGAGGGCGGGGGACTCCGAAAAACACACCATGCGTTCGGCGTGCACGCGGTTTCTTACCTCATGCGCTCGGCGTGCGCGACCCCTAAATCAACCCTCAACCTATTGGAGAGAACTCATGCCCAAGATCAAGCCCGAGAACGTGTGGCGCACCAGTGCCTACGACGACATCTACACCCCGACGGACCCTGACGAGATCGACTCCACGCTCGACAACTGGATCGTGGGACTGGCCTGCGCGAGCCTTGCGCTGGTCATCCTGCTGCTCACTTTCACCTTCTGAAGGAGGACCTTTGTTCCCGTCGTCCCACGCCCGCAAGGGCGTGGCCTTTCCCATGCCGATAGGAGTTTCCTATGGACCGCATCATCGCCTTTGCGCTACTCGCGCTCGCCGTTGCCATCGTCGTGGCCGGCGCTTTCTCCTGCACTGGTTGACCCCAGGCCATCGGCTCGCGTGCGGGCCTTTGGCGTGGCGTTACGTCGCCCTTCGGGCGGCCGTCACGACTCGGGGACACGTGTCCCCGAGATTCAACCCTCAACTCATTGGAGCTAGCCATGTCTGCCAACGCATCCCGTTTCTCCCGCGCCGCCCGCCACGTCAAGTCCGGCGGCTCTCACTCTTTCTTCCGTCTCATGGATGAAATGCCCAGCAAGGCCCCTAAAAGCCTCCAGGACGCACGCGAAGCCAACGACGCACCCTCACCCCTCCCGACCCCTCGCGCGGTCGCCTGGACCCGTTCTGGCCCCTTCGTGCCTGCCTTCAACCTCGTGGCCACCACCTACGTCGGCCGCCTGCCTGGCAAGCGCAAGGTCACGCACCAATACTGGGCCGTCAAACCCGTAGCCCGCCTCTGAACTGACAACGGTCATAGCTCGGGGACACCTGTCCCCGAGCTTTTATAAGCAGCCGTGATACTTGTCACGGCTTTCATAAGTTACGATGATACTAGACTGTTGTTTTTTCGCAACCATGAGACGTTAACTTCTGCCATATCAGGTACCTCCACCCAAAAAGCGTTACGAATCAACGACTTAGCGCTCCAAGAAGCGTCATAGGGGAAGCCTCTATATATATACATATAGTATAGAAGTATTTATTTATTTACCTTCTTACGTTTACCTTGGAAAAAACACGTTGTGGGGAACTTTTTGTGCCTTTTAGTCTTTTTGACTTTGGCCGTTTGCATAGCACCGCCAGCCGGTGTCGGCGCCCCCGTAGCAGAGTGCTAAGTCGTTGATTTCTAAAGCCTTTTGCCTTACATTAAGCCCAGCAACTTTTTTTTAACGGTCGTGTTTAAACACGAGTGGTAACATGGTACTATGCCGTATCGTGTTTTTGGAGCTTTTTATGACCCCGATGGCCGCGCTAGAGTTCATGCTTGCCCACCCAAAAATCCACCTTTCGCGTGACGAGTGCTCCGACTTTCTTAGGATGGTACTCGGCAGTAAAATGCACCGCGAGGTCTTCAACCCGCGCACGTCCGTGCGGCGCACCCGCAAAAGTGTTGTACGAGAGCAACTATGGAGCGCACTGAAACGCCCCCTCAAGCAGAAACTGGCCAACCACAACCGGCTGCGCGCCAAGCGTCCGCCTGAGACGCTGTACTTCTGGGACTCGGTGACGCCTCTCTACGAGAAGACGCTGGCCCGGATCGAAGGCGCCCAGCTGCGAAACCTGGAGAAAACACCAGGGCAGGTCGCCGAGGCGCTCAATCTGCCCAACGCAGGCATCTACTGGGTGGACTGGGTGCCGCCTGATATAAAGAAGGCATTCACCCTGGCGGCTGAGAAGTGTTACGCCGACCGCCCCGTGCGAAGCCCTGCGCTGTTCACGGTGCCCGAGGCCGAGCGTACGAGAGCCCGACGCGAGAGCCACGCGCTGCTGCTGGCGTCGGCCGAAGCGTTTGCCAAGCGCTCGCTGGAAGCCGCCATATCGGACGCCTCTCGCACCCCGCGCGAGCTGCTGCGAATGTTGGTGGACGCCCGCGCTGCGAACATGGCACGCCACGCACTTCCTCACTGGCCGCGCACACGCCCCATCCCGCTCGACCCCCTGAACTGCGGGGGGCTTTCCGAGAAGCACATCAAGGACGCCATGCTCGCCGTGTCCATGCCGGCCGATGCCGATTTCGAGTACGTCAAGACGTTGGTAGGAACAGTCATCAAAGAGGCTCAGCAGCGCTTTGCACAGGCCCAGGCGCAAAGCGCCAAGTACCGACCCCCGTCCGCTCTGGCTAACGTCACCGATCTGGACTCCCCCCTGCCTACCGTCGCACAACGCCGTGCCATGCAGCGCAAACGCATGACCAAGCAGGAGGTGTACCAGCGCGACGAGGCGCTGGGCAAGCACATCCACCGGCCCGTGATCGAGCCACGGGCGCCGCAGGACATCGACGACCTGGAGAACCTGACATGACGACAGCACCAGACACCCCCGACCCGGGGACACCTGTCCCCGAGAACGCCACCGCGTTCGGACGCGCGTGGGTGGAGGGGCTTCAGCAGTTCTTCGGCTCCGATCTTTCACCCGAAACTGCGCGTGACATTCTCCCGCGTCACCCCACGCCAGCGCATCTCAACATTTTGGGCAGCTATATGTACCAGCGCATAGACCCTGACTTCCTCCAGAAGGTACTCACCCGCATGCACGAGATCGAGAACGAGGAGAAGTCATGACACCCGCGATCAGTGCAGCGCTGGCCAAGGAGATACTGGCGCGCTCCAGTATTCTTCGGCACGCCGTTCTCATTCAAGCGCTGCTCAACAACACCTGTCCTCTGGAAGGCATTACCGCGTTCGAATGGGCGCGTGTGTTCTTCAAAGGGTCAATAGCAGGGGCCCATCGCTTGGATGAGATGGGCCTGACCTGGGAAGCACTGGTGCAGATAGCGATCGCCCGCACACACGAGGAGAACAACGATGCCCATTAAAGGTGACGGCCACGGCAACGGCTATGGCTCTGGCCACGGCTACGGCTTCGGCAACGGCAACGGCCACGGCAACGGCTATGGCAACGGCTACGGCTACGGCTACGGCGACGGCAACGGCTATGGCTCTGGCCACGGCTACGGCGACGGCGACGGCTACGGCTCTGGCGACGGCAACGGCTATGGCCCGCTCCCTGCCTTGAGTGCCGTGTACGACGCGAGCGACAACATGCCCGCACTCATGGCGGTGGCAACCCGCATGCACGAGGAGAACACAGAATGAATGGCAGCTACTACGAACTGTACCCCCTCCACACACGCAGGGACCCTTTGTTCGAACCGTCCATGCGTGCAGCTGCAACACTGGGGGCCATACGTCGCTGGCGCTGGACGCTGCGCAACAATGAGCTGCCTACGCTGACAGACGCAGCACACAACGACTTCCGTTGGAACAAGCTGCACCAGGACTGGGACATCTATTTGCTAAAGGCACGAGACGATCACTCACTCATGCCTGACTGGGCGCGGCCAATGGACGGGGTCGATGTCTCATGGGCTGTGTTCGTCGCCACACTGCTGGCGCTGTACCACGAGGAGAACAACGATGGCCATTCAATGGCATTGACGCTCTATCACGAGCGAGGAGCAGCACCATGAGCAACCCTTTCGGAGAACTGTTGGCACAAGAATATGTCCGTCAGATGCGTAGTGCTCCCTTATTCGGGTGTCGAAGCGCATCTCTCGGCGGGGGCTCTGGAGCGAGGGCTCTACAACCTGCGTATTTACGCCATGTACAGAGAGCGCTTCGAGCAAGTCGGGCGCACGCTGGAGAGCTACATACAAGAGGCCATAACGGTCATACATCTCGGGGACTTGTGTCCCCCAGAGGAGAACCACGATGCCCATTAAAGGCAACGGCTACGGTCGAGGCAACAGCATCGGCAACGGCAACGGCTACGGCAACGGCTACGGCTACGGCTACGGCAGTGGTAAAGGCCGCGGCAACGGCTACGGCAACGACACCGGCGACGGCAACGGCTACGGCTACGGCAACGGCTACAGCTACGGTGGTGGCGGCTACGGCTACGGCGACGGCGACGGCTACGGCAACGGCAACGGCCTGCTTCCTGCCATGAGCGCCGTGTACGACGCGAGCGACAACATGCCCGCACTCATGGCGGCGCTTGATCGAATCAACAACCCGGTGTAAAATTGTTTACACCATCTTCTGGAGAGTGAAAATGCAAAAGCGTATTGTGGTTCTGACCAATGGTTGGGTGTTCATGGGCACTTATTTCCCCGCAACCAAGACCAAGCCGGCCTACATCGAGGAGGCCATGAACATCCGCCAGTGGGGCACCACGGCAGGTCTGGGCGAGATCGCCCTGAAAGGCCCGACGCCGTCCACAGTGCTTGACCCGTGCGGCGTCATCGTTCTGGACACGCCGCAAGCGGTGCTGTTCACCATCCCCTGCACCTACGATGCCAATTAACGGCTACGGCTACGGCTACGGCGACGGCAAC